GAATTATAACTATCACCAATAAAATATGGGAATTGTGGTACATTTGTAGAATCTAAAGTTGCATGATAAACATATGTTCCATCGGGAAATTCTTCTGTTTTTTCGAATCTACCATTATGCTCGTCTAAGTCTTGACCACCTTTAAAAGTATAATCTTCGACAAAGAATCCACTAGAAAATCCTACTGGTCTATCTGTTACTAAAGTTGTATCAAGAACATATCCAGATTTTAGAGTTATAATTGAAGAATCTAAATCTTCTGGATCCGAGTTTCCAAAAGGTCCATAAATCGGATGTCCATCAAAAGCCCATCCAATAATTCCCGATTTTGTTCCATCTTCTTTGAAGGAATCTCTCAAATTACTAAAATAATTAATTACAGAATATTTTCCATTTAAAAGAGATTCTCCATTAGAAAAACGATCTTTAGAATCATCAATAGTAAGTTCTCTAACAGATGATCTCAGTAAAGCATTTTTTCCTGAAGGTGTTATTAAAATACTACTGTCAGTTGATGAATATCCTATTCCAGAATTGACTACCTCAACACTAGAAATTGATCCATTACTAATAGTAGCTCTAAGTTCTGCTCCAGAGCCAGAACCACTAGAATCATCTAATGTCAATTCTGGAGTTGAATAGTATTCAATTCCCCCGTAATTGATATTTACTGAAACTAATTTTCCGTCATTAATTACTGGTGTTAATTCTGCTAATCTTCCATTCTCAATACTCAAAACCGGATTTAATTCTAAATTTAAAATAGTTGATCCATATCCAGTTCCTGATTCATATAAGTATAGATCAGTAATGCCACCTTTTACAACTGGTGTTGAGGTAATTGTTCTGTTCTGAGTTGCAGTTCCAACTCCAGCAATAGTAAAATCAATAGAAACTGAAATATTTGGATAATTGAAATATTGGTATCCAGATCCGGTATCGGTAAAAGTAACATAATTTTTTCTATCATAATTGGATGTATTAGTTCCGCCAATTCCGGCATCGCACAATCTGAAGTTGTCTTTATTAGAAGTTAGAATGTAATATTGATTATTTTTGTTTAGTCCATTGATTGTTGAAGTTTCATAATCATAAGTTACTAACTCTCCATCTTTAAATCCATGATTTTTAAATTCAAATAAATTATTCTGTGTAGAAATTCCAGAAGAAGTTAAAGGTAATTTTCTATTGGTATATCCTTCTCCAGAATTTAATACCTTAACATGCGAAATTGTTTTCTTTAATTTTGATGTTGAAAACTTTTGAATTCCCGTTGATCCGGAAAAGAATCCCACAGGATTAGATCCTTCTAATTGATCACTAACAGAATTGAAGATTCTAATTGTAGTATTGTTTATGACACCGACAAAATATGCACCAAAATTTGATAATGATGAAGTTCCAGCACCAATAAGTATTTGAGAATTTCCTGTAGAATTGTATATAATCTCCTCACCATTCACAAAATTGTGATCTGATGAGAAAGTAATCATGTTTGTCGATGTATTAATACCTCCACCATTGCTAATGGATGCTGCATTAAATGAAACACTTCTAGTTTTTCTCACTAAAACTGGTTCTATAGAAGCTCCATTGCCATTACCACCAGAAATATTAATTGATACAATTTTATCAATATCAAAATCTTGAGGATCTACATATACCTTTTTAATACCACCACTGACTACGGGTTGAATTTTTGCTGCTGTACCAGAAGTAGTTGGTGAAGTTATAATAGGTGGATTAATGACATCATATCCATCTCCTCCATTTAGAACTTGTACTGAAGATAATGGTCCATAATAAATTTTATCATTGGATTTATAATTCGAAATCTCCACTCCATTAATTAACATTCCAACAGGTCCAGGAGATGTTGCTTCTCCATTTCCAAATTCAATATTTTTTTCTAGTGGAAACTTTCTTAAAAGTTTTTGTGCACTAATTTTTTCAGATCTTTGAGGATACCAAGTAAAATTATGAGTTCCCACTCCAGAATCTGGTATTTGAAACTCTTCAAATGAATTTGTTCCTACGGCAGATAAAGAATTGAATAATTTGAATTTTTTTGGATCTGACAAGACTTCGACATAATAAGATCCGGTATCCAATCCAACCAAAACATCACTCACTGGAGAATATTGTACTCTATCTCCAGTAAGAAATGGAACGTTATTTGATGCAATAAAACTAGTGTAGAATCCAGTATTAGTATCTAATTCAAAAGCAGATACTTGTATACTTTTAAGTTCTGCCTCAATACTGTATTCATATTCAGTTGCAACACCTACTTTAACCTCTGATGGTAGAGAGTTTGATGATACATAAGCATATTCTTTATCATCTGCATATAAATTCGACACATCTGATAAAAACTTACCATCACCAAATTCTGCAGGGGCAGAATTGGGTGTAGAAGAAAATTTATTGACCTTTCTTCTCAAATCATAAAATTTTCCTGATTGCAGAGTTGGAGCATTCTCTAAAATAACTCTATTGTCAGTAAAATTTATACTTGATACAATAACTCTGGGACTAGATATTGTATCTTCTGTTCCTCTATTTAAAACTTCTACTTCGTCACCAACCTTTAAACTGGATTCATTTATTGGTGCAGATAAAGTATAATTGGTATCAGAAATTTCATATCTTACACTAGTATTGTATATCCAAGAATTTGCAAAAATTTCTTTCTGACTAGTATCACTTCCTATTTTTTCTCCAAGATTTTTTACATAGATAATATCTTTTTCATCTACATTTACAGTTTCACTTATTTGAGTAATACCATTGATGACACCATAAAGTATTAATTCGACTTTCTTTGAAGTATCTGCATTTTCGTAAGAAAAATAAGTATTTGTGGATCTTACACTGTCAGATGATTTTATTTCACTATCAATTCCTTTACATCCAAAGAATTGATTAATACTCTTACCAGAGTACGTTATTGAATTAGTTCCAGAAACTATTGTTCCAGATTCTGGAAAACCAATTGTAGAGTCTACACTTACAACTGAGGATCCTATAGAAACTGTTTCCAGTGATCTTGTGTTTGATGTAATTTCAAAATTGCCAAAGACAGTTTCTTGTTCATTTGATCCTATAAACAATTCTAGTCTATAAAATGTTTTTTCATTCTTAGAAAATGGTTCAACATTAGAAATTGATGCATTAGTTTCAGAATCATCAGACTTTATGAGTGTTTGTCCGATCAAATTTAGAGGATTTCCACTGAGAGATTCTGCAACTACAATTTGTCTGCGAACATAGTTTGCCGTAGATGGCTTGACAACGTAGTTTTCAAGATTTATTACTTTCGGAGTTTCTCCAAATAACACTTTGAAAAGAATTTTGATTGATTCGTCAGTTCCTTTTGCCTCATAAAAATCTTTTGCTCTCTTGATGAAAGATCCTGCATTAATTTCTTCTGCAAAAGTCAACTCCTCAAATCCTGGAGTAAAAGTATATTTTAATTTCTTATAAAATTCTTTTAAAAATAATGAACTTAAATTTTGTACAGGCGCACCATTACTATGAGATGCTGCAGTTGATGTAGAAAACACCAACTCCTCTTGATTCAAATCTTGATGAAAACTAGTAATTCCACTAAATCCACGAACACATCCAGTAAATGTAGTTGTCGTTTTTCCAGTGTATGTAATTACTTCACTATCAATCTTAAGAATTCCATATGAATTTGGAAATCCTTTTGTACTAGAAACATTGATAGTTGCATCAGATGCAGATACTGCCGAAGTCGTAGATGTGCTGTCTACAACAACTTCAGGTGTTAAGTTATCAACCCTCAAATATTGATCAAGATTGTCTGCCAGGTCAATAGGACCACCTTGATATTCCTGTGATATGTAATATTGTTTTAAAAATTCCGCGGCATTTGGATTCTCATCCAAGATAAAACTTGGAAGTTGATTCTCTATAAGGTCTTGTACTTTTACCTTAGATTCAAATCCAGTCTGTATCATATTACTCTCTAATTAGACTTCCGTTAGAATAGCTTGATGTATAAAAATCTTTGACGAATCTGGTTCCAGATATTTCATCTCCAGATGCAATCACATCCCTAACCATATTTATGGTGCTTTTTCCAATACTTAAATTGACATACAAATCTCTAAGTCCAACAACATCATTAGACTCTGGGAATGCCTGTATCTCAATCACACCACTACTCAACGATGTTGATGTAATGTTTAAAGTATTCAATAATATTTCTCCTTTCACATAATCTACAGTTCCTGCAGACTTAATAATAATCCTTTCTTTATCATTAACTCTCTTGACAACAGATATCGTTCCGGTCAACATATCTTCGTTTGGAACATCTGTAAAGTAAACCGTATCGGATTCACCAGAAATCTTGAATCCGGTAGATTTGATATTATATCCTTTGGCATTAACATGGAATTGATTTCCATAGCACAATTCATATTGTGCAAATTTGTTAAATTCGGGTTTCAAATCTCTTCTTATGATTACCTTGGTAATGTTGGAGGTAATTGCAGTATCAGTATTATCAATAACTTGTTGAATCTTACTATACTTAATTCTTCCGCCAAACTTATTCAGATCTAATGACTTGGAATACTGTGTCAAAGAATTTGTTACTCTTGTCTTTAAGGTATCTGGACTTGATGTTTGTGAGTCATTGAAGTAAACTGCACTATCAAGTTCAACATAAAGAATTTTAAGATCTACTAATTTCTGATTAATACCAGAGACACTATATTTTTTCAGTTCTGATAATATAATAGACTTATTAAAATCGGAAACAAACGATCCATTCTTTGGTTTGATGCTGACTTGAACAGTTCCGAACTGAGGTGGATCTAATTCTTCTCCACCAACAATTGAAACTGACTCAGTATCTGGATAAATTCTTTTTATAATAGCTTCATAGTCTCTCGACGTTACTGCTCTGTACTGAGAGGAATAAAGTTTGGGAGCATAGTACTTGATAGAATCCAGTGATTCAATATCTGAACCATTTTGTGATGGTTGATTCGTTGTTACGGTAATTATGCCTGGATTAATGACTTGAGTATTCTCAGTCTCTAATGTACCGGAGAATGAGAAGTTTGTTGCACCATTACCATCTTTTCCACCGGTAACAATATATTTTGCATTAATATAGGTTCCATCACCATCTGAACCCAATTTCTTACCAATCAATCCATCACCAAATATCAATTCATATCTTTCGTCCTGAACTTCTTGTAAGAAGTAAATTCTAGAATTCTTATCTACATCGAAAATATTCTCAGAAAGTTCATATTCTACTCCTTTTATAAGTTCGGAGGCAGTGTTCTTGATAAAAACTGAAAGTGTTGAAGTATCAATAAACGCATTGTTTAAAATAAATCTCTGATCAAGAGATCCATCGTAATTAAAGGTTTTTGAAAGTAATGAACCTTCATAAACAGTGATATTCGAGAACTGAGCCTTTGCGGTCGTGGTATCTACAGGTGCCGTTATATCGTCTACAATCGAGAAAGTATAGGAAGAGTCACTAGACCTACCAACGCACACTACACCTGCCTTCAGGGTCAACGTAGAGGTCGTTGGGACACCGTTACCGTCCACTGGTGCCGTTGCTTCAAAACTTATTACTGCTTTTGCCGATGTGGTTGAACGTGGGACATATCCAATGTTCCTTGCAAGAGATACTACGTTCTCTCTAAGTGTTGCAGAGTCTAAAAAAGACTCATTCACAATCATATTAGAGTTAAATGCCGTAATATAGGTATTGTATGCTAAAGTGTCTATCAACACCGAAAAATTAGACCCCTCAAAGTCAAAATCCGTGAAAGTTGAATTTGCACGAAGATAATCTTTGATAGAAGTCTTTATCTGATCAAAATCTAGGTTAGAGTATTTTGTAAAAGGCATATTATCTCGTTGCCTCTAGGAGGAATGAATATTCTTGCGTTGGAAACTCTTGTCCTATGATGTCAAACGTCACAGTTACGTTAAAAGTGTTCTCATCTGGTCTAGGTTCTACGTCTACAACCAAATTTTCCACTCTTTCTTCAAAATTTGTCACTGCAACTTCAATTTGATCCTGAATTGTGGATGCAGTACCATAATCAACGAACTCAAATAAGCTAGATCTTACGTCAGATCCCAACAAAGAGTTGAAAAACCTCTCTGTTGGGATAGTTTCGACTATATTTCTCACAGAACGACGAATTGCGTTCTCATTTTTTAGTACTTGTAGGTCTTTTGTCACAGGATGGGGCTCAAAAGACAAACTAATGTCCTTAAATGCCCGTGATATCCTCTGATTTGCCATTTTTCAAGAGTTTTCTTAACTTATTTATACCCTCACTCTTGAATATTTTGTTTTTTTCCGTCTAAATCGTCATGCATAATCTCCTGAATCACTCTTTCTTCGGGATCATTTGATTTTTGTTTACCTGTCCAGTAATCTGTGATCAAATTAGTGGTTCCCCACATCTTATACATGTAGTTTGAGTCACGATCTACGGGTGAATTGCCCATTTTTGCTCCTGTTTGTAAAAAACAGAACTTTTTGAGGGGTTGCTATCCCTATTTTTATTTATTTTCACCCTCTTCAGGCATTTCTTCACGTTCTTTTGCCGTTTTCCAGAAATATTCGTCCTCACGTCCCATACCAAGTCGATCATTTCCATTTTCAACCTGATAATATTGCGTAGAAACCTTAAAATCGGGCATTTTAGGATCAACAGGTGTCAAACTATTGTCAAAAATACGTAATCTGTTGTTTGGATAGAGTGCATACTGTCCATTTTCAAGTTCAATCAGGTTATGAGACTTGTGTTCGGCAGGATTTTCACTTGTTGCCCAGTCAACATAGTCTGGGTCATGGTGATAATTATCAATAGTACAGACATAAGTGCCCTTTACAATACCATGGTCCCTTGTATAGCACTCAAAGTCCATTGAACCAATGAATTTCTTGTCCACTGAAACGACCCCATAGTCCATGCAATTCCAAAACTGTAGGTTTGGTAGACTCATGTCTGGTGTAGGGGTCTCAGGGTCCGAGACAAACGCACTGATGGGCAATTTATCATACATTGCAGCATACTCTGGTAAATATGTCTCAAAATAAAAAGCACGTCCAGGAATCGATTTAACCGAAACCCAGACGCCTTTGACAAATTCACCATGTCCACTTTGATGATCTGTTAGATATTCTTTACGAACCCACACTTCCATTGAAGGAAGATTAGCAATCAAACATGCCATGTGACTTTACAAAACTATATGTATCTATTACTTTTTCTTTTTGGGTTTTGCTGCTTTTTTGGGTGTCAAGACATTTTTAAATCTTTTGTCGGGTCTTGATTTACCCCCTTTATGAATCCAACGTCCCATTATCGTCCCTGTCCCCGATACCTTTTACGAGCCGAGTTACGCGAGGTTGCCGCATATTTCGTATTTTTGCCGTCTCCTTGACGAGACTTTTTCGGTTTGCCAGGCATAAAGCCGTTTTTGACCAAACCAACCTTTGAACGAACTGCCATAATACTCCTTAATACTGTGTAATTTTTGTTTCAAGATCTTGAGGCCTTGGAGAACCCTTCTGATAATACTCTACCGAAAGGTCCTCCATGATAACAAAATACTCATCCTCCGTCAAGTTCCTGAATAATACTTTGCCCTTATGGAGAACTGTATACTTCGTCTGACCCATCAGATGACCCTTGACTTTTCGTGACCGACTCTAATACGAGGATCACACCAGATTTCAAAACCTGCTTCGATAGCATCGAGACAGAATGATACATCTTCTCCACACATGTCCTGAACCTCTCCAGACTCAAAGACTTGCATCTTCGGTGCAAACCATGGATACTTCATATCAGAATGCTCAAAGACCCCATACTTAATCAGCAACCATCCAAAACCTGCATAGTCTACAGTGAAGGGTTTCTTACGCTTGGAGATACTCTCAAGTGTTTCATGATTCATTACACCACCATTGTTACGGAAGTCTTCTTCTTCCATCCAGTGTGCAACACTTGTGGTACGACCGTCTTCGGTACAATACCATCCACTTGCAATATCTTGATCCATCAGAATCAATTGCCAGAACTTCTCAGAGTTGAATACAATATCACTATCAATCCATAGTTGCCAGTCATAGTTCAACTTACCGTCCCATGGCACCTGGTCCGGTCCTCGCAGTACATTAGCACCAAGACACTTACATCTTGCGAAGTTTACCATCGAACTGTAGTCTTGTGAAATCTGAATGCTTGCACCTGCTTGTACAAGATCAAAACACAATTGTACAAAATTTTTCAGATATGTATATGAGACTCCACGACCTGGCAGACAAAAGACAATGCTCTTGCCCTTTACCATTTCCTTGGCCTTATCATAGTCCCACTCTGCCGTTGCCGTTTCTTTGCCCTGTGGTGGTTTCTTTGCTTTAACAGTGAATCCTTTAGCCATAACTGTAAGTAACTACGTCAATATCATAACACTCTATCTATACGAGGTCAAGGGACTCAATCGACACTTCGAACAATTATAGAATCTTTATCGACCTCGATGTTTACTTCTACTCCCTCGTACCACCCGTTCTCATCGCATACCCACTCAGGTATTGTAATATAATGCTCCCCCGATACTGGGTCGATCTCTACGACCGTTAAATTTTCCTGCGGATTTTTTTGCATCTCTTTGAATCCTGTGCCATGTTTTTATATATCAAAAATTTTTTTATGGGAGAGATATTTAAAGGTCGATCTGGGTCGTTTATAGCTTATGGGGACCCATTGGTTTTATATACCGGGGGGGCACAACATAAATTAACTGCTGTTCACGGACGATTGCATGGGGGGTTACTGTCACTAACCCCCGCACCTTAAATGTTAATCAGTGCACCCAACTTTAGTCGGGAAGATTAACTCTGCGATGGCATCGATTGTGCGATCGGAGATCCAAACATTTAACTCTCCCAAATCAACACGTTCACCGATAAGATCCCCGTAGTCTTTAACATAATCCACGATGGATTCAGGGACGGCAGAGAGTGCCACCATAACTGCCCCCTGATCCCACGAGATCGTGCCGTTCTCATCGGGGAGTGGATTGGAAAGTTCTTCTAGGTTCATGGTCCGGTGTGGTTGATTGGACTTCTAAAGTCTACCATAGATTCGTCCCCTTTGTAGAGTGCTCGGAGATCCAGCACCAGATCCCCGTCCGGCAACCACACCATGTGAGCACTCTAGGAAGGGGAGAGAATCCCTAATAGAGTCAGTTCAACCAACCTTTATGAACACAAATGCTGGTGTCACCTAAGAAGGAAGTCCCGGAGACTAGTCTATGGGATCGACCGTGTTCTAAACACTTAATGTGGTTTTCACGGTTGAACACCATGTGACCCGGAAGAATGACACCAATGGTGAGAAAAACCCCAGCATAAAAAGAAGGGGAGAGGAGTGCTTTTTTCATGGTCCTGTGTGGTTGTTTGGACTTTTGAAGTCTACAGCATGGATTGCGGGATTAGTCACCCAAATAAACCAGTGCAATATCTGGCACAATCCCACCAGCATTCTCATGAGAATCAGTTCCACGATCCTGTACAATTCCGAAGGAAATCGGAAAACGTGTCGATCGACACCGATCCCGGTTTCCGTCACGAACTGTTACAGTGTCGTCATCAATCCACACA